ATGTTCGTATGCAAGTTGTAGTCTTCCTAACAAATCTCTTGCAGTTGCAGCCTTGTTCGCAAGTATAGCTATATTAACACTTGGATTAAATAATGCGTAATGTAGGAGGTAAGATATCATCACAGTGGACTTACCAGACTGACGAGGTAATTTACAGATAGTAAAACGATTTTTGTGGAACGTACCAACCATCTCTTTTTGAAATGGGTACATCTTGAATTGTATTAATCCTTCATCTAGTGAAACAATCTTTACATAGTTCTCAATAAAATATTGAGGATTGTCCATACATTTTTTGTATTCGACAAGTTCTTCTTTTGTCCACTCTTGTTGGACATTTGCTTTCTTTAAATTAGGATTACCTAGATAATTATTTTCCATCTTTCCTATCCCTTAACATCTTCTGTAACTCAGCAGTCGAACCAACATACAACGCATTCGTTACACTCTTTGGTGCGTTGTTTGGTACTTCTTTTAACTTCTTCATCTTCTCTTGTAGGTCACCAAGTTTCTCTGTAACTTCTGCGACTTGTTTGATTAGATTACCAGCTACTTCGTATGTTCTAGGGTGTTCACTCTCTCTTGCGATTTCTAATATACCTTCAATCGCATCTGTACCTTTCTCTACTAGATTGTAGAAGTTTTCTCTCTGGTACTTGTAATCATTCTCTAGGTCTTCGTTATTTTCTTTAGGTCTTGGTATAACTTTCTTTTGCACAGGTTCGGACTTTGCAAGTTCTACTGCACCTAGTGCTTCATCTATTATATCTTTTGTTTTTGACATCAGAATGCGTTGCCATACTTTGTAGGCACATCGCCCCAGGCTCCATACATATAATCACCAGTAAGTTCATTAATTCTTCCTCCACCAGCGCCTCTAATTTTAAAACCGTTAGCTAAAAAATCGAGATTAGTATTTACTTCATGTGCTTCAGCTAAATTAGCTGTAGTCCATTCCAATCCACCTTCTACCCTATTTTCAATGTCACGAGCTGAATCAAAAACATAAAATTCCGCTGTACTAGTTAAAAATTTAACAAATACCATTCGTGGTCTAAAGCCTGTATAAACAAAGGAGCCATCAGCATTATGATTTGCTCTATAAGTTCCAAACTTTTGAAAGCCGTCAACATCTGCCCAAACGTATGCTACATTAGTAGAGGTACTAACATTTCTATCAGAACCTATACCTACAAAACTAGTAGTCATACCATCTTGATACCAAGCATTACTAGAGTTTTGTTGAGCACTAGCAGAGTCTATTTGTAACTCTTTAGCATTAGCACCTAAATATTGTGTCCATACTCCCCATGATTGAGCAGCATCTCTTCTTTTAGCAATTACAAAAGCAGGTTTTTTTCCAAGACCATGTGGAAGTCTTTGATTATTACTTCCATTACCAGTCCATGTTAGTATTGCAAACCCACCAGCAACATTACTTTGTCTTACTGTTGATATATCTCCAGTACCATCTGTTGTAAGTGTACCCCCATTTGCTTTCCAAGCCCATGCAGTATATGTTCTTGTATTATCATTTGGGCCACTACCACTACCCCCTAAAGTGAAACCATCTGTATCAAATGATGCTATAATGGGATTAGTATTTCCTGCTGTTTGGTCATCAACTTCAGCACTATTTCTATCAGACGATAAATAATTTGGTGTAGGTGTTCCTCTATCATTAAATCTTGAAGAATCAAACAAGAAATTTAATTGAGAACTACTAGACATCTTACACCATAACAGGTCAGGCTTGAAGCCTACTCCAGTTATTGATTGTCCTGTACCGTTACCAGTATAGGTAAGTGCATTAAATTGTTTAGTAGGATTTTCATCTGCACCATCATCTCCAGCTGGGTCTATACCACTATCTATTGGTAAGTTAGCAGTGCATAACGAATTGAATCCAGAAGGCGGCGTATAATAGAAATCTCCAAAGCCGTTACCATCAGCTGCAGATTGTGTACCTGTAGATTTATTACCAGCAAAACTAGAGTTTTGCCCTGCGTTCAATATAACTTTTGAAGCACCATTATAGACAGTTACGAATAAAGCCATTTCTGTTCCTGCTGTAAAAGTATCACCAGCATTTGTACCAGTTGCTGGATTACCACTATTAAAATAAGTATTATTTTTACCCCACCAAATTTTACCACCATCTATGTCTACTGCTATATTATAAATATCTGTACTAGAAAACGCAGTTCCATAACTAGCTGTAGAGGTTTGACCAAAAACATTTTTATTTCCATGAGTTGCAAATACTGTAGAAGTATAATTTTGATTTTGATGATTACTTACCTGTTGTCCTACAGTAATATTATTAATAGCACCAGCTTCTACTCTTATTATTCCTATTCCAGGCCAACCTCCTGCTGGAGAACCATCTAAATAAACTTCAAAATACCATTTACCACTCATCATGTGTAATGAACTAACAGACATACAATTGTTACCACCACTATTATTACCTCTAAAAGAGGTATTACCATGCTCATATAATGCTTCATAACCTGTTGCCGCTTGTGTTGTTCCACTTAAAGGATTCCATGTTGCGAAATTTCCACTACTTGCCATTATTCTCTCCTATTAACCGAATGTTGGGCTATCTAGCGATTGGTGGTCGGTGCCCATACCATGTGTTCCAAAATCATTATCGTTTCCAGAACTATCGTTGCCCAAATCACTTGCGTTTTCAAATTTAAGATGGTAGCCATTATTTCCAAAAGTTAAACCAGAAGTGTCTTTAGGTATCCAAATTCCGTTCTTTGTTTCGCCAAAAGATGATGGGGTAAGTTGTTGTCCGTCTATTGAATTTATTTCTGCCATATATCCATCAAAACCATATCCATCAGCTTTATTTCTTCCTATATAATGTCTATTACCAGAAACATTATATGCAACATCTAAGTTTTGTGAAATAGAATCATCAAATGAACCTACCTCAGTTCCATTTACATAAACTTTTAATCTATTAGCATTAGTGCCGTCTGTGGTGTCCCAAGCTATAACTAAATGAAACCATGAATTTACATCTCGAAATAATGCAGTTGTATCACCACCTTCTACACCTGCTGAAGTAGCAACACCTAAAGTATCATCAGTTCCACTATGGTCAAATGCAGTGTTTATTCCATTACTTCCAGTATGACCATGAAGAACATTCATATAAAGATTTCCTATTAAACCTCTTTTAATCCAAGCACTCCAAGTATATTTATCAGCATTAGTAGGAGTTCCAAGTGTATATGAACCTGCTCCTCCCCACTGCAATCCTGAATTATCTGACCTGTCAAACCTAACAGAATGCTCTATCTGGTAATCATAAAAACCCCCAGCTGCAGAACTGTACATAAATTGTGATGAACCGATAGGGCCTGACATATTATAATCTCCTATGCAAACGCAAGTTGAACTGCACCAAGTAATATTCTATTTGAAGCCGCAACCACATAAGGAACTATATCTGTTGCATTACCAGTAGTTGATAATGTTATTCCAGCACCTCCAGCAGATTCGTAATCTGTTCCAAGAGTTAAAGTGTTAGAACCACCAGCATCTTGAATGAATACTATGAAACCAGACTGTCCAACTTTTTCTGTTGATGGATTTGCAAGGGTTATGCTACTTGTTAAAGTAAGTACAAAGTTTTGATTAGCATCAAAATCTAAAACTGTACTACCACCTTGAGAACCAGCAACACTTGTTTTACCTATGACTGCGTTTGTGAATGCTGTAACAGCACCACCTATTTTAAGTTGGTCATCTCCGTCTTCATCATATTCTATTGTTGCATCTTGGTCACTACCAAACTTGATTGCCTTATCGTCTGCAATGAATACATCTCCAAACTCTTTGGTCGTAGAACCTATATCTGCACCACCAGATGCGTCTGGTAAGATTACTGTACTTGCATTAAGTGTTGCGACAGTTAAGTCAGCCATTGCAAAACCTGTACCATCATCATCTATCTTTGCAGCTGTAACGGCATCATCTGCTAATTTTGCAGTTGATATTGCACCGTTAGCAACATCACCAGTTGCGATTGTTGTGCCACCTCCTGTTAAGAGATTTGCGAGAGTTCTTGCATTACTCATATTTTTCTCCTACCTCTATTTATAAACTATTAATAGTATTGTGCATTTCCATACTTCCATGTTGCACTA